CCTTTTGGGGGCCGGGTCAGTGAGATGGGGGTGTTGCCCTCTACCCCTAATTTTCTAATCGTATATTTGCATTTCACTAAACAAAAACAACAATGGCAAAAATGATCAAGGAATATGGTGGTAAGGCTGCTAAGATGAAACACGAGAAGATGGAGGGCAAGAAGGTAGAGAAGATGGAGAAGAAAGGTGTGTTCCCGAAAGCAAAAAAGAAATAGACTATTAAGTTTATGCCCAGGTTCTAAAAGACTTGGGTCTTTTTTTTGCCTAATTATAGTATTGTACTTTTTCAAGATGAATTGTACTATTTGTAAAGTTGTACATTTTGGTCACCTAAAAGTGTATACTTTATTTTTAAGTTTACATTTATAACTTATTGATATATAGTTATTTATATATATTATTCTTTATTTATGTAAAGAATGTATAAAATAAATAAGAATATTAAGAAAAATTAAAATAGATAGTTTTATTTAGATAATTGAAATAAATCTATCTATTTATTTATTAGAGCTGTATAGAGACAAATTTTGTACACTTCCTTGTTAGGAAGTTTTTCAAAACTTTATTATCTTTGTGGTGTCGGAGTAGTGGCCGAATCAAAGAACTTATTAAAACCCCCGAAGTGAAGAGGTCCACTACCCTCAGATCTTCGGGTTTATTTTTATATGAAAGATTGGTTAGTAAAAAGATTAGACATCGAGGGTGTATTGTCTAAGGGGTTAGTGGTTGAGTGGGAGGACTTGTACATGGATTATGTAACCAGTGGTGCTCCGCTGATTAGTCCTGCTGAGTTCAGGATTCAAATGGATGACATAGTGTCAGAGCTTGTTGGTATCAGTAATTACATAATAGTTACGGATCAGTACATGTTCAGCGTTCCTGCTACGATATTTGAGTTGTATAGAGCTTGTGACAATTACTTCAAGGAGTATGGCACGGGATATGCACTAACAGATGTCGCTGATGCGGTGAATAATGAAAACCCAGTTTTGCAGTACAATGTTGGTCGAACGTTTAAGAACGAGATAGCGAACTATTTTGTGAGATGCAGACGATGCAAGATTGAGAAGAACTTGCAGGGTAAGAAGTTTATCACGGCAGGAAACCAAACAAGTCGGATTAAAAAAGTTAGTTTCATAAAAAATAAAATGTAGTCTATGATTGTCAAGCAAGTAGAAAGCGGATTAACCGCTAGAGAGAAGTTAATAAGAGGTGTAGATACACTAGCCAATGCGGTTGGTTCTACAATGGGGGCTCGTGGAAGAACGGTGCTCATGGAGTCGGACCAACATGTTGGTGGCATTATTGTCACAAAAGACGGAGTCAGCGTAAGCAAAGGCATTAATTTGATGGACCCGACAGAGAACCTAGCGGTAATGATCGTTAGAGAAGCATCTGAGAAGACAGCGAATTCAGCTGGTGACGGAACCAGTCAGACCGTCGTCCTAGCTCAAGCCATTATCCATGCGGCAACGGACTTGATAACACCAGAGGACAATGTCACTCAAGTATTGAGAGACGTACAAGAGGCTGCGTTGAAGGTGGCAGATGAGTTGACGGAGATGTCCACAGAGATTACCCCTGAGAAGCTCGTTGATGTGGCGACTATCTCGGCCAATGGTGACGCGGAGATTGGGCAGATTATCGCTGATGCGTATAACCAGGTTGGTCTGAGTGGTGTGGTGACGGTCGAGAACTCGGCAACGGCTGAGACCTACTCTGAGGTGGTCAGTGGTATGAAGATAGACAGAGGCTACACGAGCAAGTACTTCGTGACAGACCACAAGAAGCAAGAGGTTGTGATGGACAAGCCATATATCTTGGTGACTGACCAGCCGATCGGGAACTTGAACGATATCCTGCCGATGCTTGAGTTTATTTTGCAGGGCAAGAAGTCGCTATTGATTATTGGTGAGCTAGAGGAGAATGCTTTGAACTCATTGAACGTAAACAAGATTAAGAGTGGCCTGAAGGTGTGCACGATCATCCCGCCATCGTTTGGGTACAAGCGTCATCAGATTATGCAGGATATTGCTACCGCTACGGGTGCTAAGTACTTCAGTGAGCAGACGGGTGACAACCTGTTGATGGCAAGCATTGATGACCTAGGAAGAGCAGGTAAAGTGGTGAGTGGCCGATTCAATACGATTATTTTTGGAGCAGAGGGTGCAGGTGAGGAGAGAGTTGAGGAGCTGCAGGAGCAATTGGCCGTTGAGAGCTCAGCGATTGAGAAGGAGTTCTTGAAGGAACGCATCGCGAATCTAGGTGGTGGCGTTGGTGTGATCAAGGTGGGTGCTAACTCAGACATTGAGCAGAAAGAGAAGAAGGACCGGGTGGATGATGCGGTTTGTGCGGTGAAGGCTGCCTTGGAGGAGGGGATTCTGCCAGGTGGTGGCGTGGCCTTGAAAGATATTGCGGCTAAGATGCAGGTTGAGAACAAAGGTGCGATGATACTGAAGGTAGCGATGCTTGCTCCAATGAGCAAGATATTGTCGAACGCAGGGCTTGAGATGGATGGCGACATCTTGACTAAGGAGGGTGTTGGTATTAACGTGTCTAATGGGGCGATGTGCCACATGATGAGCGTTGGTATTATTGACCCGACGAAAGTGGCTAAAGAAGCGTTAAAAAATTCTGTCAGCGTTGCAACGACACTCTTGTCAACGGAGACTGTCATCACTAACGTAAGGCAGATGTAGACTTTTCCGAGTTGCGTAACAAATTTTGCCAAAATTCGTAACAAAATGTTACCAAATTCGGAAGTGCGTTACAAAATGTAACGGTTTAAGTAGTAATAATACTGATTTTAATAAAAAAATAAACACAATGGGATTTCACGTAATAGGAAAAAATATCTTAATAGTACCTCAGGAGTCTGAGAGTAAGTCCAAGGGAGGACTCATAATGAGTGTTTCGGATGCTGCAGAGCTTCGTTACAAAAAAGCAACAGTCGTTGCTTCTGGCTCAACAGTGGATGGCATTAAGCCTGGAGCATTTATCTACTTCGATCGTGCGGCCGGTCACTCGATCCGCATCAATGAGGACCTATATACGGTCATCACCGAGAAAGATGTAGTGGTGGTATTGTAAACAATTTAAATAAAAATAAAATGAAAACATTAGTAAACACAGACTCTAAAGGAGCGACAAAAAACGTGAAAGACATTGTATTTTGGGGTAACGGAGATACATTCAAACTGATTAGCAAAGCGTCAAGCGTAGCAGAGGGTTGGATGAAATCAACTAAGGCAATGGAGATTGAAGGTGTTGGATGCGTAGTTCAGGTAACAACACAACAAGGCGATAATATTGCAGAGGCATTGACATTTGTTCCAGGGGTTAAGATAGAAGAAATCTATAGCCAAGAAAGTTTTGAACTTGTAGGTAGAAAATTAGTTCAATTATAAAAACATTAGTCGGTGGATATGGGTCGTATCAGGGGATTTCCCGGCCGGCCACCTGACTAGAACTTCTTATTCATTCGACCAATGACCCGATCATATTGCCTTTTGGCGAAGTGGTTGGGTCTTTGTGGTTGTATAGGCTTGATGTCAGATAGCTTAGGGACGGGTCTTTCTCCGTTGAGCATCTCGTAAACCATGCGTATGATGGTCTTGGCCTTGTAGGAAAGCTCATAAATGGCCCGTTTGTGGGCTTCTGGCTTGCGGAAATACACCACAAGCCCTTTATCCATTAGACTTTTGCGTCTATTTTGGGTAAAATTGAAGATTTGGCAGTACTGGTCGAATTGATTGGCGTCAAAAACGTGCTCGGAGTAGAGGTAGCACAGCATTTCGAAGTCTTCTAGCCCCAATCCGTGCTTATGACGAGCCCATGCACGCACTACTTTGATGTATTTTAGGTAGTCGCGTTTCACTTCGAAGCGATTAACTACGATTGGTTTAGACTTATACTCCCTTACCTTGATAGTCCTCGGCTGTATTTTGCGAGGCTTCATGTATGTTCTGATCATTGGATTCAATTATTTGTCAATCAAAGATTGACGAAAGATTAATATTACAAAATTACTTATCTTTGTCAAATAATAAGAAGAATATGGCAAAGAAAATCACGGCATTGCAAACAGTGCAAGCCGCAAAGAAATTAGAACAAGACGCCCAATTAGAAATGGACAATGTCCGTGGACTTATTGGTAGTGGCACAAAAGGTGCAGATAAAATCATTTCAGACGCTCGCAAGCGTGCGGATTACATGAATGCTAACGCTAAACGTTACCGTTCATTAGCAAACGCTGCAGTTAAAAAAGCAACAGGTAGAGACTATCCTCTAGCTGCATCACCCTCATTCGAAGATTAATATGGCAAAGATGAAACCAGGGCAGATATCTGCCAAACGTGCTTATGAGATGTCCGATTCTTTACGAAAAAATGCAGATTTTAATGTAAAATGGGCTTCTTCAGCAGAGAAAATTGCTGCAAAAGAAAAAGATCCATATGTTAAAAATATTTTTTCAAAACATGCGGATCAAACTTGGAGACAGGCTGGATATAATTATGAAAAATCAAGTCGCTTAACATCTCGTGCTGATGCAGCAATGGCTAAGGCAAATGCGGCAGTTGGTCGTGATACTCCACTTCCTTCGTCTGAAGGAATTATGAGTAAGATTACTAGCACTCTATCCGATTTATTTAAGTAGTGAAAAATATCATAAACAAAGCGGCAAAGTACGAGTCCAAGGAATCCTTGGATGGTGCGATGAAGTTTTTAAAAGGGAATGTAACCATGCCAAAGCAAGAAAAAACACCAATGACACGTCCAATGCCGAAGTCGGTAATGGGTATTTCTAAAATCGCACCTGCAAAGAAGGCTGTGAAAGTTGCCAAGAAAATGATGGCAGGCAAGAAAATGTGCTAATATGGCTAAGAGCAGAGTAAACGAAGCTGGCAATTATACGAAGCCTTCGATGAGAAAGACTTTGTTTAATAAAATCAAAGCTGGTTCAAAAGGGGGTGACCCTGGCGAATGGTCAGCCAGGAAGGCACAGATGTTAGCCAAGGAATACAAGGCTAAGGGTGGCGGCTATACTAAATAATTGTTATGGCACTAGCTAAATCTCAGAAATCACTGAAAGATTGGAGCGACCAGAAATGGATGACTTCAGGCACGGCTGCAAACAAAAAGAAGGGCTCAAGCAAAGAAGTGAAGTCGGAAGGCAAGAAACGTTATTTACCTGAGAATGCTTGGTCTAGTTTGTCTGCATCCGAGAAGGCTGCTACTAACAAAGCTAAGGCTGAAGGAAATAGCAAGGGCAAACAGTTTGTTTCTCAGCCAAGATCAATCAAGAAGAAGACAAGTAAATTCAGGTAAGATGGCAGACGTTAAAAAAATGTTGGAGCGTTATGGTCTTGAGGGTGTTAATAAGCCCAAGAGACAGACATCGGGAGGGAAGTCCCATGTGGTGCTTGCTAAAGAAGGCGATGAGGTGAAACTGATTCGTTTTGGGCAAGCAGGCGTTAAGACAAACCAAACTGCAGGTCAGCGTGAGGCATTTAAGGCTCGTCACGCCAAGAATATTGCTAAGGGCAAGATGTCTGCGGCGTACTGGGCCAATGTCACTAAGTGGGCTCCATCAAAAACAGCATCTCCATCTAAGAAATGGGTAAAAGGATCGTAATGGGAGAAACTTCAGAGTTTTACAAGCACAACGAGGAGGCTCGCAAAAAGCGTTTAGCTTATCAATCCCGTTACAATAAGCGTGCTGACCAAGTCGCTAAGCGTGTGGAGTTGAATAGAGTTAACAGGCAGCGTGGCCAGTACGGTGATGGGGATTCCAGAGATATGTCGCATCAAAGAGATGGTCGGATTATTGAGGAATCAGCAAGAAAAAACCGTGGATCGAAATCAAATTCACCTGGTGATCGTCGTGCCAGAGGTGGTAAGAAAAAATAATTAACTTTGTATCTCAAATAATTCATAAGATGAAAAAAGTTAGCAAAAAGACTGCATTCGATATCAAAGAAGCTAGTAATCAAAAGTTGAAGCCATCTGCACGTAAGCACTATGCCGAGAATGCTCAGGCTGCAATGAAAAACAAGAAGAAGAAATAAGATGGGTGTTTTAAATTACGTTCAATCTGGCCGTGCTGCAGCAGTAACGCCATCAGATACAGTTAATATCCCTAGTGTCTCAGGTGGCACAAACGATGAAGGTTGCATCCTTTACATTGGTGGAGCAGGAAACTTAAAGATTCTTACTATCGGTGGCGATGAGGTAACATTCACAGCAGTTCCAGTAGGCACAACACTTCAGGTTCGCGTTCATCGTGTTTTTTCAACAGGTACTACAGCTACTAATATTGTAGCTCTTTGGTAAGATGACAGAAGACGATTTGAAAATAGGAATCCTAAATGCGATGACTTTGATGTTATCGTTTACCAACATCGAGGCGATGCTTCGGGTTGGATTGCTTGCTGTGTCAATTATCTACACAGGCTTTAAGTTATACAACTTGATTAAAGGAAAGTAACAATGTGGCGAATATTTAAGGATTCGAATGACATCAATGAGCAGTCTGTGGCTGCTTTTGTTGCTATTGCCCTTGTCGTCATTATTGTTTTAGCAGTTGTTATTTCTGGACTAATTGGACGCCAATTAGTTATTGAAGAGTTTATATTTGTTTCACTTTTAACATTTGCCGCATCTTCATTGGGGATAGCGGGATGGAAATCAATCAATGGCAAAAACAGTTGATGTCAAGAAGGTTACTTTTGGCGTAAGACGCAATGGTAAGCACTCGAAAACAAGTGGCCCAAAAGATAAGCCAACAAAAAAGAATAGAGGTCAAGGATAATGAAAACAACCATTCGTGTGGTTGGAGCTATAGTAGCTGTGGCCATGTGTATAGATATTTTATTTGTATTTTTGCATTTCTTTAACGAAGACTTAATCAGACAAATAATCAAATGAAATTATCGCCTAACTTAGATTTAGTGGAAGTGACTCGCTCCGAGTCAGCCAAAAGAAAAGGGATAGCTAATAATCCCACACCAGAACACTTAGAAAATCTCAAGCGACTTGCAGAAAAAGTGTTTCAACCTATTAGAGAGCACTTCGCTACTCCAATCAATATCAGCTCAGGCTACAGATCAAAGGCTTTGAATGCAGCAGTAGGTGGATCGACGACATCGGACCACTGTTATGGCAGAGCCATTGACATTGATATGGATGGTTCGTCATCTGAGGTTAGTAACAATGACATTTTTCATTGGATAAAAGACAACCTTGAGTTTAAGCAACTTATTGCTGAGTTTCCAGACGCTAACGGTAAGTTAGGTTGGGTTCACGTGGCGTATGGTGATGGATTGAATAAGGGTGAGATTCTTATTGCGGTAAAGAAAGGTACAAAGACAATGTATATTCCATACAAAGGAAACGAAAAACGAGTATGCGAAAGTTAATCTTATTATTATTTGTGATTGTCGCTTCTTGCCGCCCGGTTAAGACGGTGACAGAGTATAAAGAAGTAGTTCGTGTAGATACGTTCAAGATTGAGCGTTCTGCAAAGATACTTCCAGCTGTACACGACACATTGATTATAGACAATCCGTGCGATTCTTCTGGCATTTTAAGCACGTTCTACAGTAAGATCAAGATACCACAAGGGCAAGTAATAATTCGCTCCGTACGTGGCAAGATTGAAGCCTCTGTGAACATTGATTCAATCGCTCACGTGTACGAGGATAAGTACCGCAGTAAGAGTGAGTCTAGTGTCAAGACAAAAGATGTGGAGGTGATTCGATATATGGTGCCTACTTGGGCTATAATTACAATATTGATCGAGTCGGCTATTATCCTATTGTACGCTTACTTCAAGTTTCTTGTGGTTAGATAATTTTGCGTATTTTTGCTAGATAATAAGCAGATATACACATGAGTAAAATATCAACCTACCCTAAGGACACCAATGTAACTGGACTTGATTTGTTAGTCGGATCAGACTGGAACACTCCAGGGAAGATTACGAAGAATTTCTCGACAAATGCCCTAGCCTCCTACTTCAATAAGTCGGCTATTATTGACACGGGTCAATTCTCTTGGGAGTTTCTTCCATACAACAACACGCAGCCTCAGCCTGAGAAAACCTTTATGAAGGTCGATTGGTTAGATGATACAATCAATATCAATAACCTTGCTGGTGTATTACGTGTATCTGCTTTAACACTAGGAAATACCCAACCAGGTGCGTTTATTGAAAACGAATGGGTTGGTAATAATATTTTAGTCCATATCCCTAACTCACCAAGTGCTTACGCTATCTATACCGTAGATGCATTGGTGCCAGATGGTGATTGGTACTACTTAATGACTATCTCTTACGTAGGTGGTCAGTCGTTTGTTATTCAAAAGAACGAGCCTGTTGTGATGGGATACTTTGCGGGAGCAAATGTTATCACCGAAATCACAGGTACATTCCCTATCATTGTTAGCGAAGGCTCTATTCCTGATGTGTCGATTGACCCAACAGTTAAAGGAGAGTGGGACTTAGCTTACGACAACTCAATTGTATCGGCTGCGGTAACAGGAACGTCAACAAAAACGCTTACATTAACTCAGCAAGATGGTGGTACAATCACTGCTTCTTGGACTGACGAGGACACCAACTTGGTTACTTCTGTATTTGGAAGAACAGGTGCTGTGGTGGCTGTTAGTGGGGATTATAACACAAGTCAAGTAACTGAGTCAACTAATTTATACTTCACGCAAGCTAGAGCGATTGCGTCTCCTATCACAGGATATAACCCGACACTAGGAACAATTACAGCTACTGACACAATCCTAACAGCTATTAATAAATTAGCTGGTAGCTATGTGCCTTACACAGGGGCAACAAATAATGTCAACCTAGGAGAAAAAGGTATTACGGCAGGATATGTAGGTTTTGATTTAACCCCTACAGGTACACCTACAGCAGTAGGCACAATGTATTGGGATACTGCTTATAGAACTGTCTCGTTAATTGACGGTGATGGAGATACCAGATTGCAGATTGGCCAAGAAGAGCGTATCTTAGTTCATAATAATACGGGCTCAACTTTAACAGATGGGCAAGTAGTTTATGTGACGGGCTCAACAGGAAACCTACCTAGTGTTTCTTTAGCTGATGCATCAAGTGAAACCACTTCTGCAGCTACATTAGGTGTGGTTACAGAAAGTATTTCAAATGGGGCCGACGGCTTTATCACGGTAAGCGGTATGGTTAATGGATTAAATACATTAGCTTTTGCAGAGGGGGATTTGCTTTGGTTAAGTGAAACAGCCGGTCAGTTTACAAACATAAAACCTATTGCTCCAGCACACCTTGTGCTTATTGGTTACGTAATCAAAAGAGCAGGTGGGAACGGTTCAATTTTAGTTAAGATTCAGAATACTCAAGAGTTAAGTGAGTCATCTGACGTGTTGATTAGTGCTCCAGAGATAGATGGCCAAGGATTATTCCTGCAGACTATCTCAGGTGTTCAGTTATGGAGAAACAGAAGCATTGTTGATGTACTAGGCTATACTCCTGCTGACGAGGCTACAACTCTTACTATCAACGGAACGTCATACAACTTATCTGCTAACAGAACATGGTCGGTTGGAACCGTAACAAGTATCGCTGTCGGATTGGGCACATCAGGTACAGATGTTAATGTTTCTGGTTCACCAATAACAAGTAGTGGTACGATTACATTAAATATCCCATCTGCTAGTGCGGTAAACAGAGGATTATTGACTCCTACAGATTGGAGCACATTCAATAACAAGCAAGACGCAGGCAACTACATCACTTCATTAACAGGTGAGGCTACAGCTAGTGGTCCAGGAGCTGCTGCGGTGACATTGTCAACTCCGGCTGTAACAGGGAAGTTGCTAACAGGTGTGAACATCACAGGTGGTACGGTTTTGGCTACAGATACAATCCTTGAGGCGTTTGGTAAGGTTCAGAACCAAATCAACGGCTTAGTTGGAGGATCGATTTACAAAGGCACTTGGAACGCTGCTACTAACACACCTACTATTACGTCAGGTGTGGGTAACACAGGTTGGTACTATATCGTGTCTGTTGCTGGATCGACTAACATTGATGGCATCACGGACTGGAACCTAGGGGACTGGATTATTTTTGATGGTACCGCTTGGCAACAAGTGGATAACACTGATGCTGTTGTGTCGGTTAATGGCTATACAGGTGCTGTGTCGTTAGTATCCTCTGATGTACCTG